CCGAAACAGGAGATCCATTTGCGCCCCGATGCGGCGGTAGTGCCAGACATCGCGGAAATACATCGGTGTGTACCAGACCTGCGGACCGTCCTTTGGCAGCAGACCGCGGGCGTCATAGCTGACGGACGGGCGCAGGAGCGAGTCGTCAATGACAACATAGCCGGGGCAGCCGAGCAAGCTAAGTTGGATGTAGCACATACACCCAGCGAGAAAATCTATGTCCTGCGCCACGAACAGCACCGAGGTCTGATAGTTGATATGCTGTCTCCGGCACTCATTGGCGAATGCGAGCAGCAGCGCACCGGCTCCGCAGGCGGGGTCGTTCACGGACACCCAGCCCTGCTTTTCTATCCGCGCCGTCATATCAGGCGCATAGGTCATCGCGGACATCGCCCTGCAGACACTGTACGGAGTGAAGAACTGTCCTTTCCATTCGTTTCCGAGGCCGAGTGCCATAAAAAGCTCACCGAGGAAGTCCTGCTCGGGATCACGCTCCAATTCGGCTACGACCTCAAGCAACATATCTGCAAAGACTTCCAGCTCCTTAGCGGAATACTTCTCTGCGCGGCTGCGGTACATTTCTTCCCTGGCCTTGGCCTGCGGGCCTCCCATCGTGTTGGCGATTGCGATGGCCGACATGATGATGAAGTCCTGCCAGATGTCCCAGCGGGAATACTTCCCACTCAGCCCTTCTATGAAGCGGACGATATTCTTCTGACTTTCCCCTCTGACGTGCCGCAGGGCGTTTCCCATGACTTAGCCCTCCTTGTCCGCTGCTTTCAGTTCTGCAGCTTCGCGCAGCTGCGGAGCGACTGACTTAACGGCGGCTTGATACCCGGCGTCATACCCGCGTTTCCACACGCGGCTGAGGTAGGCCGCAAGCGTCGCCTTGTCCATGTGCTTGATTGTCTTGTAATCCTCGCGGCGCATCTGACCGGCAAGCTGCAGGTCGTGCGCGGTATGCTTATTGGCATTTACGGTCGGCATCAATCTTCACCGCCTTCCGTGTCGTCAGGCTCGTCGGTAGGGAGAACCTCGCGGCCATCGGAGCCGTTATACGGACCGACGACACCCAGCTCCTCCAGTGCGTCAATCAGACGCGCAGCCTTTGCGTAGCCAACGCTCATACGGCGTTGCAACAGCCCCACAGTCGCTTTATTCTCTGCCCGAACAATGGTAATGGCCTGCTGAATGTCGGGGTCGTCCAGGTCAACATCGGGGCCATCCTCGCCCTGCATATCCCCCTCGTCCTCCGGCTCCTCGTCGGTATCGCCAGCCTCGTCCTCGTCAATGACCGGCATGAGGCCGCTGCGCAATGCGTTCTTTTCCAGCACATCGCGGAAGAAATACTGCTGCCAGTAGGTAATCATCTTCACCAGAATGGACTCGATCTTGGTGCGGAGCGTCTTGCTGATGGTAAAGGTGCCGCCCGTTACCTTCGTGTCCAGACCGCCGTCCTCGAAGATCCAGGACATGGAGGCGTCGGGGCTGCGGTAGCCGACCTCCTCGACGTTCTCCAGCATGGAAATCTGCGCGTCCATGCCCTGTACGGGCTTGATGGTAAAGATGATGGGGTATCTGTCTTTTTCAAAGCGATAGACGAGATCGTGCTCATCGCACAGGCCCTGCATCTTCTTCTTTTGGGCTTCATACATGGAAATTTCGCTCATGGTGGTAACTCCTTTCAATTCAGTTGAGCAGAAGCAGCGTGCCATTCCACGCCGTCTGCACTTGATATTTCTCCAAGTCGGCCTCCGTCACATACTTGCGGCCGAAGTGGTCTTTCATGGTCTTCCAGATGTCCCAGGGGACGCAATAGACCATGCCGGAGCTGAAACCGGCGATGACAAAGCAGCGAGCGCCGAGCGCCTGATGCCTGTCCATATAGTCCTGCTGGCTCTGGAGGACGCGGCTCTGCTCCATTCGGTCGGCGGCGGTGAATTTCGCCTCGAACATGACCGTCCTGCCGCCCTTGATGGTGCCTTTATAGTCCGGCTGTGCCTGCTTTTCGTAGTAGGCGATGAACTTGCCATTGCCGAGATTTTTCGTGGGGTGCATCGGCTCCGGCGTCTTTTCGATGATCGCAAAGCCTTTCTGTGCGTAGTAGGCAAAGGAATCGTCGATGCGGCTCTCAAACTGCTTACCGCGGGCTTTTGCGATCTTGCCGAGCAGCTGGCGCTTCGGGTCTTTCTTCACAGTCATGAGAGATACCCTCCCAGCCATAGCCCGCCGGCGAGCATTCCCAGCCCGATGCAACCTTGCCGGAGTATCTGGCTCATGGGGATAAGGTCGCAATCGCTGGCACCGGCAGTTCCGAGGACCAGGAGGAAGCCGAGCGCGGCGATGATGCCGCAGGCTTGCCGAAATCTCTTTCGCGTCATGCTCGTTACCTCCAGATGTATTCGCGGCAGAAGATGTGATCTCCGATCTGCCCCCATACGCGGTCATTCTCTCCATTGCGGGAGAAGAAAACCACGTCGGCGTCAAGGATCGTGTCTCCATACAGAGCGCCGTTGATGGCGTCATACTGCGCTTGCGTCGGCGTCGCGGTGCTGACCGCGTAGATGGTGGAGAACTGGGGAACATCGCCGTTCTCTCCTTGGTGCAGCACATCGTGTACTGTGTCCGGGAAAGCGGAGTGCAGCACGCGGTTGAAAACGACTTCGACAACGGCCTGCTGCCCCTCGGCGCTCTGATTGCCGGCTTCGAGGAATACGACCGCAGCCAGCTCTGCCAGCTCCTCGTCAGTCATTTCGATGTTGACATACCGAGCTGCACGGGCGGGACGATCTTCGGCCCAGGTAACTTGCTCAGCCTCGGTCTTTTCTACCTCTAAAAGCCTGACAGGTGCTGTCGTTGCTGGGTTTTCTAACTTGCCGGTCATTTGTGCTGACGCTGCGGTTTCCTCGCTGACACTAATGCGGAGAGCTACGATGCAGGCTAAAACTGCGAGCAGGCAGATAAGCGGCGCCGGCGAAGCCCTCCTTTTTCTTCTTCGTTTCATGTTTTCCCTCCTATCTGCTTCATGCCCGGCCCGACCGCTTTGCGCGGCCCGCTGTTGAGCGCGCTTGTCTGCCGGATGATCGTTTCATATGCGGACTTGAAACCGTCGTAGTTGTAATATTCGTATGTCTTTACGGTGCCGTCGCCAAAGGTGCGCTCTCCTGTTGCAATCAACCGAGAGGGGCCACCCATAGCCTCAATGACGCGCCTGATATCCGTTCCCTCCGGCAATCTTGCCACAGCCTCCTCCGGCGTTTTCCCAAGGCCCATATCGAGCTTGAGGTAATTCCACGCCTGGTCAATCCGCGCCCTCACTTCGGCCTGCACCTTTTCGGCTTTTTCCTTGAATTCTGCGATAGTCGGCGGGAATTTACACTCGCGCACCAACTTTACAACAGCCTGCTGCCCCGTCCAGAAGTCGATCTCCGGCAAGCAGGTCACCCACAGATTGATGGTAGGGCCGAGCTTTGCGATGCCGCCCTTGAAAACCTCTGCATTCGGATAGGCAAGGAGCATCACGGCGAATATCTCGCTCATTTCCTTGTGCGTCATAGGCTTTCCTCGCTGGCGTACATCTGGTGGAGCTGCTGCAGGTCGTCCATCGCCGATTCACTGGCGCTCGGCCTGCCGCCGTTGCCGTTGCTCCGGATGCCCCAGCGCTCTCGGCTACACCTGCGGACCATGAGATTCCAGTCCTTCCACTTGTTTTTGTTTCCATTGGACTGGGCCGATTCGTCCAGATAGGTGACGCAGCGCAAGAACTCTTCTTCGCCCAGATCGTCCAGCAGTCGGGAGTACTCATCATCGGAGAGTCTTACCCATCCGTATGCACCGTACTTGTGTCGCTGGATTTCAGGCTTTCCGTCTGCGGACGGGTCGTAGGGGGTAGCGACATTCTCACGCTCGTTGTAACGCGCTGCCAGATACTCACGAAAGCGATCGCACTTGACCTTGCGGATTTCATTCAGCAGCGGCCTATTCAGCTTATCTGAGACCGTCCAGTTGTAGCGCCACCAATTCAGGATCAGCAGCTCTTTCGTTCCGGCATCATAGCGGAGCACATCATGCGAGTTGTCCAGCCGCCGCAGCAGATGCTGCACAGAATCCGTGTTGTAGCCCGTTTCATTGGCCATCTGCTTGACACTGATCTCGTAGCAGCCGCACAGATTGGTATGAGGATTGGTCATGCAGTAGAGATACATGTACCTGTCCTCCGGCGTGAAATCGTCTACAACCTTGCTGTCCTGCCAGAAGTCCATGCTGATATTCCGATAATTTGCCATTGTGTTTCACCTCCTCGTGGGGCTGCCCGGATAGCCGGGCGGTCACACATCAGAACGGAAGCTCTCCGTCGTCCTCATCCACGGGTGAAAAGCCGCCGCCATAATCGGAAGCAGGATAGCCGCCAGCGGGCGCGCCGTAACTGCTGGCCGGAGCGGTACCGTAGCCCTGCGGCTGATAGCCGCCCTGATATCCGCCGCCGTCACCATCGCGCTTGCTGTCACCGAAATAGACATTGTCGGCTACGATTTCTGCGCTGCGGCGCTTGTTGCCGTTGTTGTCCTGCCAGTCACGGATCTGAAGTCGGCCTTCCACCACAGCCATGCGACCCTTGCTGAAATATTTGCAGACGAATTCAGCGGTAGTTCGCCAGGCAACGATGTCGATGAAATCCGTTTCCTTTTCCCCGGACTGGCTTTTGAAATCGCGGTCGCAGGCGACGGAGAAGCTGGTCACAGAAAGGCCGGACTGTGTACGGCGCAGTTCCGGGTCACGGGTCAGTCGGCCCATGACAACAATCTTATTCAGCATCGCTTCCCGCCTCCGGTGCTCCCTCGGCATTGAGGGCAGCCGCCGACACTTTCAGCCATGCCGCTTTTCTTGCCTTCTGAATGGCGGCGAGAACTCTGTCGACATTGTAGCTGTTCTCTCCCTTGATGGTCGCTTCCAGCACATCACGCTCCGTTTCGGCGCGGATCAGCTCCTCGTAGCGATCCTGCGGAACGAGGACAAAGCCGGGGTCAAGCATCAGGTCAGCGACCAGCTCAGCGGGGGTCTTTTTGGTATCTTCCATAACGGTCTCCTTTCGTTTCTTTCTCAATGATTTCGATGGCCTTGCGGCACTGGCCGACATCAAACATTCCGATGTGGGTCTTCTCCACGGGCAAGCCCATCTTCTGGGCAAGCCACGCATAGGCCGCATTGCGATGGCCGCGAAAGCGGCCATACTTCCACAGAGGGTCAAATACGGCGTGTGCAGCCTTTTTCCAATTCCGCAGTTCCGCATTGGCAAGGCGGCCGAGGGGCTTATCCGTCCCCTTATGCACACCGACGTATGCCATGCAGTTCCGGCAGAGATAGATTTTGCCGTAACTCTTGCCGTAGATGACCTTGCTGTCGACATACTCAGTCTCTCGACCGCAGTAGTCACAATAAACTTTCCTCACGGATGCCATGCCTCCTTGTATCTGGCGATCTGCTCGGGGGTGTCGGTTTCGATGCCGACCTCCTGGCACTCAGAAATGATGCCGTCCAGAAAGACGCTCATTTCTTTCGTGGAATATTCGCTGGTGCCTTTGATCGCCCGGTAATGAATGAACTTCTTCCCCTCGACATAACCGACGCCGGTTTCGGCGTAGTGCCGCGCCACCAGCGCGGGAGGGACGCCCTCCCGCAGGGAGAACAGCACCTTGCACTCGTTTCCGGCCTCGTCGGTGTATGTCTCGCCGGTGCCGTAGCGCCGGAGCATTTCCTCGTAAACGGAGTCCTTGTCCGACTTCACCGCGACGGCCAGCTTCTCAATCAGCGACCATGCGTAGTTGTTCGCGTTGAGGCTTCGGGGGATGACGCGCCTTTTGATGGAGAATGTAATCTCCTGATCGCCGAGCGCGTCCCACAGCTTCTTGCAGCTCTCTCTGGTCGTGATGGTCAGCACGCTTTCTCCGGTGCGGGAGAACGACCAGTCTTTCAGCTTGCCGTTCATAGCGTCGCCCACTTCTCCTGATAGACCTGCATCAGATCCACCGCCCGGAGCCAGTCGAAGAAGTCGGAAATGACAGGGAAGATGCTGGGAGCGTCCTCACGGAAGTATGTTTCCGGCCATACATCGCGCCCGTTGCTGGCGATGTAGGTAAACTGCCGCGCTTCGGGGATTAACTCGAAGTAGGTGGGGTGCTGTGTGCTGGAAAAGAACTTGCCGGTGTCGTAGCTCTTGGTGAATTTGATGTCGATGATCTCCCCCGCTTTCAAGCAGTCCAGACGGCCATACAGAAGAAGGCTCATACCGCCGACCTCCACAATCTTCTTGGCTTTGTACTGGAGGACGCCACCGGCGCAGCGCCGGGCGACCTTTTCTGCGGCGGCATGCCACGGATCGTTGGGGTCGGCGCGGCCGTTGATGATGTCCGTCACCAGATTTTCAAAGTCAATGCCGTTCTGCATAGCCTCGGTGGTCGGTGTCGGCTCCCGACGCAGCGTCAGCATGAATTCACCCATCGGATCGCGCTCTGTCGTCATGTCCTCGTAGGGGTTTCCCTTCATGGTGTAGAGCCAGGACGCCAACAGGGAATGGGTCATCAGGTAGCGTCCCATTTACTCCGCCTCCTTTGCCTCCTCGGGCGCGGGTGTGTATTTCTTCAAAACCTTGTCGAAGAACAGGCCGCATTCCTTGATCTTTTTGTTCCAGAGAACGCCCAGCTCCTTGTTGGAGGTCAGCGCGTGCTTAATGGCCTGATATTTCGGCATGGCGGCGTTGGCGGTGTCGACATCGACAATGCCGGCGATGATGGCCGTGCCCTCAACCATCGCGGCCTCGTATGCCGCCTGATCGACTGCGTTCTGCTCGACCTCGGCGGTGGCCTTGGCGTTGTACTCAGCGAACAGCTTCGTCAGGAAGTCGTTAGGGCTGGTCGGGCCGAGTGCGGGGATTTTGCGAATGCCGGAGATGCCGCGCGTCCCCTTGGCGAAATACCTCTCGCAGTTGGAGAAGCCGATGGTGCGGTCATTGCCGTAGATTTCTACGAAGCCGCCCAGGTCCATAGGCTCCCAGACGTTGTTTTTCGTCTGGCCCTCGACCTTGATGCGGAGGCGGGTGTTGTCGCCGTCCTTTTCCTCCGTGGCGTGGAACACGATGACGATGTTCTTCTGCAGCTCATAGAAGCAGTAGTCCATCAGCCGGACGAATTCCTTGCCGACAAAGCCGTAGCCTTTGAGGGAGAGGCTGCCGTCGCGCTGGCCATACTTTGGGTCTTTCTTGATAGCCCACAGGGACATGAGGGAAATGAGCTTGCCGCCGGTGTCGAAGACAAGGGTATCAAAGTCCTGAAGATTGATCGGGGTGAGGTCGCCCAGGATTTCGTCATAGCTCTGGGGCTGGATGTACGGCTTGCGGTAGCGCGGCTCGATGCGGTCGATACCGAAGTCAACGTCGATGTGCAGGGGATTGGGGGCGGACAGCGCCAGAGTGGATTTTCCGATGCCGGGATAACCGGCGATCAGCATGCGGATTTTCTTCGCGCCCTCCTGGATGTCGTTCGGGTTTCTGATCATGGTGATAGCTCCTTTCAGTTGGTAGCGGCTTCGCGCCGCAGAGTGATGATTTCGTGGCACCGGAAACCGAAATTGCTTTCCCGGTACATTCCGGTCAGCTTGAACTTCTCCTCGTCATAGATGCTGGAGCAATTCACTAAGCCCTCGGTCTTATCGGGGTGATAGGCGCGGAATGCAGCACAGGCCGCGTGAGCGTCCGGGGCTTCGACCTCAGTCCAGCCGCCGAAAAACGGCTGACCGTCCGTGCCGTAGGTAAAATAGAACTTTGCCATTATCGCGCCTCGCTTTCCCACTTGATGCCGCCGCCGCTCAGACTGACGGCCATTGCGCCGAGGAATTTGACGTCGTCCTCGTCCAGCCCGATAAAGTCTCTCTCGCCAGGCGTGGTGAAGCCTTCTTTGAGAATCACGATGTTTCCGACAATGGGATTTCCGTGGCGCACGGTATCGTAGAGAATGCAGCCGAACAAATTGAGCGGCAGACCGTGCAGCAGTCCTTCCTCGTTGACGACCATGCAGAACGGATCGGGCAGGCCCTTCGGGTGTACGACCTCGATCCATCCGCCGACAGCCTTTCCGATGGTCTCATAGGCAGGCTCGCCGAACTCCCTGACCTGCATCTTGTTTTCGGTAGTGATAACCAGTCCTTTCATCAATGCTCCTTTCCGGGGAAGCACTCCGGCTCCTCCCATGCGTCGGACTGCTTGATGCAGATATCGCAGCCGACGATATTCAAATCTTTGTCTCTGAAAATTTCCTCGCACTCTTCACCACAGACGGGGCAAATCGGGAAGGTCGGCTCCTTGCCGTCCGGGTAGCCGGTGCGCTCCATGTTTTGGATAACGGGGTGGTCTGGCAGATCGTAGTTCATTCGGTTTCACCTGCCTCTGCGATGTAGCGGCGGACGGTGGCGGTCAGCCAGTCCTGTGTGGTGGCGTAGCCCTCAGCCTCTATCAGCCGTTGCAACGCCTCGTAGTCGGCGGTTTCGAGCCTTGCCGAGATACGACAGGTCAGCCGGTGCGCGTCCTTTTTGACCGCTTTGCGGCCCTCTGCCAGCTCCGGCGCGAAGTGCGCGTAGAG